TCATCGAAGACTTGTCACGAACTGTTCTCATCGAAGAAATTCCACAGTTCTAATATAAAATCTCCCCTCATGTCTCATGGGGGGAGTTTTATTCCTCTTTAAAACAGAGTGTGGGTCAGTGAGCCTAGCCATTTGATTGGCGCACTCTGCAAACAAACCAATAATAATCAAATAACTACGTAATGGGTAAATTAGGGAAAATCTCCACGATTAAGAAGGAGTACAACAGTGCTGGCATGCAAACCATGCAAGGAGGATTATCACAAAGAGGGTTATCAAGAATTCCAGGAACTGGAGTTTTTAAATATCCTTACAAAGAACTTGATGGAAGATACAGAACAGGCTTAGATGCTGATGCTGCTTACATCAAAAGAATTGCTGATCCTACTGAGCGTGAGCTAGAAGTTGAGCGTGTAACAGAGTTAAGAAAGAAGCTTGAAGATGCTCTAGGAGGAATAGATCTTGGACCAAGAGCTATTTTCTGGAACTATGGCTTATCAAAATCTACAGACGACACTACTCATGTGCAAACTGTAAAACTTCTTGATGGTGATAACTACTTCGATTTAACAGTACCTTTTCAAGAACTTGCTTTCTCTTGGTTGAGAGTTCATCCAACTGTTGCTAGTTCTTACCAAGCATGGGAAAGAGGTGACTATCCAGCAGATACACAATTCTACGTTGTAGATGATGATATCGAAAATGCTGTAATCTTCAAGAAGAAACAATTGATCAACAAGGCAATCTCCAAGTTTGATACAATGTCTCCTGAGAAGAAAAGAAAAGTTGCAAGACTTCTAGGACTTCCAGTTACAGAAGATTCCAAAGAAGATTTTGTATATAATCAAGTGGATAATATTCTCAAGCAGACTGAATTCAAGTCTGGTAAATACCAAGGATTGTCAACAATCGAAGTGTTTAACAGATTTGCAGACATGAAGGAAAATTTACTCCATATCAAAGATTTGGTTAAGCAAGCTATTGCACATTCAGTTTACAGAGTTAAGTCCAGTGGACGTGTCTTTGAAGGCGAATTTGAACTAGCAAAAGACGAAGAGGAATTGGTGAAGTTCTTGGCTAACGATGATAATCAGGACGAACTAATCACTCTAGAACAAAAGTTGAAATCTAAGAAACTCGCTTCTGTATGATACCTGTAGATAGTTTATTATATAAAATTGATCAAAAACTAAATAAACTATCAACTAATGAGCATCAGCAGATTCAACTAGAAGATAAGATTCTTGCGCTTAACGAAGCGCAGATTAAGCTTATCAAACAGAAGGTTGATGGATTTAGTGTTGTTAGTGGTATGGGTTTGGACTCTTTTAAAAAGCGTTACGAAGACCTACAAAGACTTGTAATTAATTACAATCATGGTAAGTTGGACCTACACATTAAGAATGAAACATTGAATCAGTGGGCAGCTGATATTGATTTACTTGATCCAAAATACATGTTTTACATTGACAGCTATGTTTTAGCTGACAAGGGAGTGTGCAAGGATCGACAAATTTGGATAAACAAAGATTTGGCAAAGCATGGTGATTTACAGTTCTTATTGAACAACGTTCACTACAAACCATCTTTCGAATATCAAGAGACATTTAATTTCATCTCCTCAGATGAAATTAGTATATTCACAGACGGAACGTTCACTCCTAGTGCGATATACATCTCTTATATGAGATATCCAATCTACATTGATAAGGCAGGTTACATCAGGTTTGACGGCCAACCATCTACGGATGTTAATTGCGAACTTGAAGAATACCTAGAAGACGAGTTAGTCGATTTAACTGTCCAGAACTTAGCAATGTATACAGAGAATGCAGCTGCGGTACAAAGTGCCCAGTTCAGAATACAAACAAATGAATAAATAAACTTAACAAACAAACAAAAAAATGGCTGATTTCTCGTTAACCACCCTTTTTGTAGTTCCAGTAGGGCAAACTTCGCTCCCTAGTGCTGGTTCTACTCAGGATCTAACTGCTGGTCAAGTTGGTTTCTTCAGAAACGATTACAGTGTGGCTACAGCTGGCAATATTGCTGCTGCTCCATACTTCTATGTAGCTCAAGGTAGACAAAACACCTACCTACAAGGCTCTAAGCGTTCTGATAAAATCAAGGGTTGTCCTTCTGGTTCAGGTTGCTCATCTAACGTAACTGAATGGTACAAAGTATCAGGTTGCGGTACTCCTGCTGTCCAAATCACTGATGTGACTAATTGGAACGTACAGTGTGGAGAAGTTGTGACTCTTACATTAAGAGGACACTCTAGTTATCTTGACACCTTGTACTTCAACGGTTTCACCCGTTCAGTAACTGTACAAGCTCCTTGCTGTGATTGTGGTGCTGATCCTTGTGCTGATGTTAACACTAACGCATTGATCAACCAGTTCATCTATCAATTGAACCTTGCTGCTCCTGGTAACAATCCTGACAATATCACTTTGTCTGATTTCTATACTTTCGAAAACGTAGGTGGAACTATCCTTCGTATTTCTGGTAAGCCTCTTACCAAGTATGGCCAGCCTTGCGATATTGCTGCATTCCCTTGGGAATATGACAGAATGTGGTTCCGTACCTTCGTATACCAAGGTCCTGCTACGACTGCTGACTTCATCGTTGCTGACAACTGTGATATCGTAGCTAACCCTGTTGTTGTTCAGAGATCTTCTTACCCAACTGGTACTGCTGAAGAAATTGCTCAGCTTGAGAAGAACTTCTACAGCTATCAGGCAGGTTACTTGAAGCACTTGTACAGAATGAATGGCTACAACGAGAACTTTGAGACTTATGTAAGCACTGGTGTTATTTACAACACTTATTACATCAAGTTCAATCAATTTGATCGTTCTGCTTATCAGTGGGGTGACTACATCTATGAAGATAGCATGGTTATTCTTGCTGTTCCTAATGCTGCTACTGTTGGTAACTCTGGTATCTCTGCTGCTGTTGAAGCTGTTCTTGAAGCTGGTCTTGGTACTGTACTTGATAACAATGCTTGTATCACTACAACCACCACTACAACTTCTACACCTCCAACAACTACTACCACTACTAGCACTTTGATTCCTTAATAGTAGGTAAGTTAAAATTTCTACAACCTATGCCAGAGGGTGAGAGGATTAGTTCTCAAAGTCCTCTGGCATTTTCTTTATAACTCCCATGCCAACTCTGCAACTAGACATTCTCGTAGTTCCAACATACAACACGCTAACGCTCGCTGTTGCTGATGCTTCTACCTACCCAACTACACCACCAAACGTTACATCTCCATCTATTGAGATAAATGTTCCTAACTTTGGGATAGTAAATCTTCCATTTGTTGTTAATGAGTTGAATGTTTTCACAACCTCCAACTTAGGAATTTCAACACTTGGTAACGATCCACTTCCTGATGGTATCTACTATCTAAAGTATTCAGTGGCTCCAGCAAACGTAAACTTTGTTGAAAAGACTATTATGCGTGTAGAAAGACTTCAAGAGAAGTTTGACGAAGCATTCATGAGACTTGATATGATGGAGTGTGACAGAGCAATTAAGACACAATCTAAGGTGGAGCTTACAACTATATCATTCTTTATTAATGGAGCTGTAGCAGCTGCAAATAATTGTGCTACAGTTGAAGCAAATAGATTGTATCTTCAAGCTGACAAAATGCTGAACAACTTCTTAAGAAACAATTGTGGATGTTCAGGAAATAATTACGCAACAGTAACAACCTACTATTAATATGGCAAAGTGTTCAAGATGTGGAGCAAGTGTAGGATGTGGATGCAATCTTAAAAACGGAATGTGTGCATTTTGTGCACAGAAGAAAAAAGATGAAATTACAGTGCAACCACCCGTCACTGATAGAATTGAATTAGAAAGATTAGTATAAACATCTTCTAAAAATAAATAAACATGCTACAACCTAGATTAACTTCTTGTTCTGAATGTGGTGAAATTCCTGATTTGCTACAAGACATTGAATGTAAGATTACAGAAGTTGCAAAGAATCTTTACAACAACACTGTGTTTGCATTGAATATGCCTGTCCCATTTACAACGATGATAGATCTTCTTAATTATAGAAGAATCTTGACATATAAGTATTGTAACCCAGATTACGCTAAAAACTTTAGCGTATGTCAAATAGCTAGTAAAGTAAAACTTCTAAAATATAAATAAATGAGCTGCTCTAATTGCTTTAACGGATGCACAGAAATCATATCTGATCAGTGCGTAAGATATACAGGATTTAATATTCCTGCTCTTGGTATTTCCAATGGTGATACACTTGCTAATGTTGAATTACAAATTTCAACATTCATAATAGATTTGTCTACAGGTAACGGGGTTATTCCTGTTGTAAATCCAGCTGATCTCTGCTCATTGGTGAGTGGGTTTCTTCCAGTGTCTGGTGACATTACACTTAATGATGTTATCTCAGCATTGATTCGATCAATTTGCTCTTTAAAAACCAGTGTTACAGCAATTGAGTCAACACTCACCACCCTTAATGCCAATTATACAATTGGATGTCTTACAGGTGTAACATCATCGTCTGATACACATGACATTCTTCAAGCAGCTATTAATAAGCTGTGCTCAACAGCTGCTGACTTAACAGCACTAGAGCTTGATGTTACAACAAACTATGTTGAGTTGGCTGATTTGAATACGCTTATCCAAGCTTATTTAGACAGCATTGCACCATCTAACTTGTACATC